TAATTATGATTATCTTTACTAAGTCTTTCAGCTCTTTTAATTGATTGGTCGTGGTAATTTTCAACACCATCTGTGTAACTACTAAACTTAGTTCTTTTTTTAATAAAAATTTCATTGTTGTTAATAAAACTTTTAATTGTTGATCTTGTTATCTTTGTCATTTTCATCTCCATTATTTGTAATATTTATTAATTTTGTTAAGAACTTGCTTCATAGCTCTTTGTTCATTTCTTCTCATTTTTAGTGTGCCTTTGGTTTGTTCTGATAAGTAAGTATCATCAGTAAACCGCTTAACATCATCTTCAGATTCTGCAACTAAATCAGTAAGCTCATATACTCTAGCTTCTACATTAATTCTAAGTTCTTCAATTTGGTTTTCGGTAAGTTCTAATTTGTATTTCATTTTTATCTCCATTTCTTACACTATTAATATTGCATTTATGACAAATAATGTCAATAGATTAAATACAATTAATTACATTTTTTTGACATAATTAAATAAATCGTGATACATATTAAACAATGACTTAGTTATTTTATTAATTGGAATAGGGGTAGCAAGTAAGAAAGGTTTGGATTTTTATGGTCAAGGAAGCAAATAAAAGCGATTTAAACGACAAAACACCAGTAAAAAGGGGTAGAGGTCGCCCTAAAGGAAGCGTCACTAATAAACAAAAGCAGGGCGCATATAACATCTTTAAACGCAGCTTTGGGTATGCTTTAGATGAAATGGCAAATCGTAGGGATAAACCATTACACGATCTTATTAATGACGCTTTAACGAATGATATAAGGGATATAAGTAAGTTTGCGTTCTTATTCCCACAGCAGAACCAGCTTAACATAAAAGCAGATAGCCTAGTTAAGTCCATAGGAGTAGTAGCAGACCGCATTAAAGATTATAAAAGGGAAGAAAGACTAACTAAAGCAAAGACAATAGATATAACCCCAACTAAGATCGAGGAATAGGCTAAATAGATATAATTATAGGCATTTTAGACCCCCCCTTTAATTTGTGTGCCGCCCTTTAGTGTAATAATAATTATACCCCTACTTTAACCCCTTTAAAAAAAATTTTTTTGGCATAAAAAAAGGGGGTATTAAAACCCCCTAATTTTAAAATATTTTTAATTTCATTTTGCCAAACAATGTTTCATTCCATCATGAGATATTAAAAATTGCATAAAACCTTTATCACTTTCAACATCTTCTACTGGATATATTAAACCTTTTTCTTGTAAAGATGTGAAAACGCCACCTATGCTTTGTTTTGACATTTTCGTAAAACCTACTTGATACCATATATCAAATACATCAACATACCATTCAACTATATCATCTATATCATCAACTGTAAGTTCTTCTCTTTTAAAAGAATTACAAGCAGTTAGTGTGTAGTCAAAAATTTCATTTAAAATTTTATTTTCTTTTTCTGTTAGTTCCATGTTTAATCTCCATTAAGTTAGTTATACCTGTAAATATAATTATAATGACATAATAAGTCAATAGATTTATGAAAAAAATTTGAAAATTATGTGCTTTTTTTTGTTTATGATTTGTTCACGATTTGTTCTTATTTTGTTCTATACTAGATATTGTGTTGACAAACCACCACAAATCACTAAATATGACAAAATTGGTATAGTTATGTCATATCCTCCCTACTAACAACGCAGTAAAAAAAATGGCGACATAACGATATACCCTTGCAAGGTAGGGGTGGCAGGTTTTTAACATACCATTTTCCCCTGTTCACCCCTCATTAAAGGATTATATGGAAAATTTAGAGGACATATTAGAAGAATTAGCGGCAGACCCTGTAATGTTTGTAGAAGCTATGTTGGGTGCAAAACCTGAAAAATGGCAAAAAGAATTTTTATTAAATGTGAGGGATAACCCTAGATGTGCTGTTAAGTCAGGGCATGGTGTAGGAAAAACAGCTGTGTTATCATGGTTAATATTATGGTGGTTACTCACTCGTCACCCATGTAAAGTTGTTTGTACAGCAAATACAGCACATCAATTAGCAGATGTGTTATGGGCGGAAGCGAAGAAATGGGGTCGGCAATTACCTGACGCATTTTATCAGCAGCTTGAAATGAAATCGGATAAAATTAATTTAGAGGGTGCAAATGATAGTTACGCTGTGGCTCGTGTGTCAAGGCGTGAAAACCCTGAAGCACTACAAGGCTTTCATAGTGACAATTTATTGTTCATAATAGATGAAGCAAGTGGTGTTGACGATATGATCTTTGAGGTTGGTGAGGGTTCGTTATCTACGCCAAATGCTAAAGTCGTAATGACAGGCAACCCAACACGAACAAGTGGCTATTTCTTTAATGCCTTTTCCGCTATGCGTGATAGATGGACATTACAAACAGTCGCTTGTAAAGATAGTTCGCAAGTGTCCGAAGAATATATTGAGGATATGGCGATTAAATATGGTGATGACTCAAATGTATATCGTGTACGAGTTTTAGGTGAATTTCCTAGAGCCGAAGATGATACAGTTATTCCACTATATATGGTGGAAAGTTCCTTAAAACGAGAAATAGAAGTTGACCCATATACCCCTGTTGTTTGGGGATTAGATGTTGCCGCCTTTGGTAGCGATAGAACCGCATTATGTAAAAGGCGTGGTAATGAGGTGACCGAACCTATTAAGTCTTGGCAGGGAAAAGATTTAATGGAAACTGTCGGTATGGTTGTTCAAGAATACGAAATGTGTAGTTATAAGGATAAACCTGCCGATATTATGGTTGATACTATTGGTATTGGTAGTGGTGTATGTTCTCGATTAGCAGAATTAGACCTACCTGCAAGACCCATACAAGTTAGTGAAAGCCCTAGTATGCGTGATAAATATATGCGTTTGCGTGATGAATTATGGTTTCGAGCTAGAGAATGGTTTGAGGGTCGTGATGTGTATTTAGTGCAAGACGACAAGTTAATAGAAGAACTTATTGCACCTCGTTTTAAAATTACAAGTGCTGGAAAAATAAAAGTTGAAGCCAAAGATGAATTTAAGAAAAGATTGGGTGGTCGTTCTTGTGATTTGGCAGACGCATTTTGTTTAACCTTTGCACAACAAGCGTTTACAGCGTCTGTTCGTGGCACACAACATAATTGGAATAAGCCAATACATTACAAGGATAGTACATGGATAACATGAAATATGATTTAATATTTGAGCCTGACGAAGAAATGGAAAAATTTGTTGCGGAAAATCCTGTAACCCATGCTTTGTTGTCACATCTTATTGATGAGCTTGAGGAAATGAATCAAAACATTGGAAATTGGGCGTATTTAACAGATGTCGTGTTAGCCGCTGCCGCTTTTTCATTTTATCGTGCAGGTGGCACAAATGATGAATTTATGGAAAAACTACAAAGCGTAGATATTAGACCTGACATTAGTAAATTAAATTAGGAGAAACTATGGAAATACTAAAAAACATATTTAATTATGTAAAAAATCACTCGTGGGATTATGTAGATGCTGCATTAGGCGGCATTATCGTACTCCTTTTATTAATTTTAACAATAGGATAATACAATGCAAAGAAGCCAAGCACTTGATATAGATAAGCAGAAGAAAAAAGAACAAGAAGAAAAAAAAGCTGCTGAAAAGAAAAAATCATCTAAAAAATAGGTTACATTATGAATGAACTAGAGTTTCAGGCTTTAGTGCGTAATGAGATTGAAAACGCATTAGGGTTTTATGATAGCGAATATGGCATAGATCGTATTCGTGCTATGGACTATTACATGGGCGAAAAGTTTGGTAATGAACAAGAGGGTCGTTCTCAAGTTGTTACCACAGAGGTTGCCGATACCATAGAATTTATCATGCCAAGCCTTATGCGTACATTTACACAAACTGACAATTTTGTTGAGTTTATGCCAAGACATGAAGAAGATGTTGAGGGTGCAAAACAAGCCACATCATACGCTAATTATGTCATTAACTGTCAAAACAATGGTTTTGTTATATTGCATAACTTTTTTAAAGACGCTTTATTACAAAAACTAGGCGTTGTTAAAGTCTATTATGATGAAACCGAAAATGTCGAAGAAGAAACCTACACAGGACTATCTGATGATGAATTAACTTTATTACTACAAGACGATACTATTGAAATTGTTGAACAAACCCAAAATGATTTACAATCAAACGAAATAGACGAAATGGGTACACCTATTGTTGAGGACTACATTAGGCATGATGTTACAATAAAACGCACTATGTATGATGGTATGATACGAGTTGACAACATACCCCCTGAAGAATTTTTAGTAAACAAAAGAGCCGCTTCCATAGATGAAGCTGATTTTGTTGCACATAGAACGACAATGAAAGTAAGTGACCTTATACAAATGGGTTATGATAGAGAACTTGTTGAAAAATACGCAGGTCATAGTGAACTTGATAATGACCAAGAAGTACAAAATCGTTTTGAAGATGTAGAGTCAGGAACAGATACCGATAGCTCTGATATGTCAATGCGTGATGTTTTAGTCACAGAAGCCTATATTAAAGCAGATTATGATGGTGATGGTATTGCAGAATTACGCAGAGTTGTAGCGTTAGGTTCAAGTTTTGAAATAGTAGAAAACGATACATTTGACCACATACCTTTTGCGTGTCTATCACCAATATTAATGCCACATAGATTAGTTGGTCGTAGTTTGGCAGAATTAATTATGGATATACAGATGATTAAATCAACTGTAATGCGTCAATTATTAGATAATATTTATCTTACAAACAATGTAAGAGTTGCCGCTGTTGAGGGTCAGGTTAATATTGACGATCTTTTAAATTCACGAGCAGGTGGTATTGTGCGTGTGCGTCAACCCAATGCACTACAACCTTTACAACCACAACTTATCGGTCAAAACGCATTTAGCTTGTTACAATATCTTGACGACTTAAAAGAACAAAGAACAGGATTATCAAAAGCGTCTATGGGATTAGATGCGGATTCCTTGCAAAGCACAACAGCTACCGCAGTTGCTGCACAAATGTCAGCAGCACAAGGTAAAATAGAAATGATAGCACGAGTTTTTGCTGAAACAGGTGTTAAAGACTTATTTCAGCTAATACTAACATTATGCTTACATCATGGCAAAAAAGACCAAATGATACGACTAAACAATAAGTTTGTGCCGATTGACCCTAGCAACTGGAAACATGAATACGATATTACTGTAAATGTTGGACTAGGAAGCGGTCAAACTAACGAAAAAATGGCGTTCTTAAACATGATAGCACAAAAACAAGAGCAAATATTGTTACAAACTGGCGTTGAAAACCCATTAGTTAGTATGCAACAATATCGTAATACTCTTGCTGAACTTGCAGGTATGGCAGGATTTAAAGACGCTTCACGATTCTTTAAAAATCCTGAAGATACACCACCACAACCACAACAACCGCCACCACCTAGTGAAGCAGAATTAAAAATGCAATTTGAACAGCAAAAATTACAAGCGGAATTAGAACTACAAAAACAAAAACAAGAAGCGGAATTAGCATTGAAACGAGAAGAATTGCAAATGAAAATGCAAATACGACAAGAAGAATTACGCTATGAAGCACAGTTACGAGGTTTTGAACAGCAAATGGGCGGTGAGCCATCTACAAATTTACCAAGAGTTGAATAATGGTTGATATACCTAATTGGCTTTTAGAACAATATCCTGATTTTCAATGGGGTGGAGTTGTTACAAATCCACCATTTGGTTCTTCTATGCCATTAGACCAAGATGCTACCAATGTGATATTACGAGAGTTACAGACTAATAATTCACAAACACAAAATAGGAACACAATGGAAGATGAAACATTAGACGCTTTAACTGCATTATATAGCACATACCCAACATCAAAAAATGTAGATTATTCAGCGTTTATGCGTGATTTTCAACCTGTGGAAAGTTATCCAAATTACTTTGTGCCGCAACAAGGTTTATTACAAAATACACCTACATTAGACACATTGTCAGATTTGGATATTATGCAGCAAAGACCACAATCTTTGTTAGATATGATTAATTTATACCCAACACTTGAAAATGATTTTCAACGCAGTTTTGCTGTAAATCCTGATACATATAATATGAATGTATATGAGCCATTACCTTATGACGAAAATTATTGGAAAAGTAAGGTTGCTGGAACTGGTGGAACAGGTGGTAGTGATATTGATTTATCTGATCTTGCTACAGTTGCAACAGGTTTAGGAGTAATAACTTCAGGTATTGATGGTACAGATACAACCATAGAAACTACAGATGAAAGTGGAAGTACAGGTGTTGATTCTACTATTGATTTAGGAACTACAACAATTAATACTATTGATTATGACCCTAACACAACTGATAATACTATTGAAATAGGAACAACAGATACAAATTTACTAACAGATGAAAGTTCATCAACAACTGATAATACAGTTGAAATTGGCTCGACAGAAACAAGTTTGCTTACATCAGATGGTGACAGCGAAAGTGGCAATCAAACAATAGAAACAACAACTGTTGGTGGTGTGCAATCAGGTAGTGGTTTTACTAATAAAAATGAAACAGATAATACAGTTGAAACTGATGAGGATATAGACACCTCAATTAAAGTTGATACTAATATTAATGCAAATGATGCAACATTATTAATTGATGAATTGCTTAGTAATAATGTTATAACTGCTTCTGAATATGAAAAATTAAATCAAACAATAGAAACAAGCACAACTGGCTTTGATATTTCAAAAAATTTAGTTACTGGATTAAACACGATACAAAGTGTAAAAGATTTAGGCGGTGCAACTAGAATTTTAGGTGGTGATGTTAATGAATCTAACTTTCTTAGACCTGCCGACCAATCAATAACATCAAATGTTAGTCTTGATGGTACTGTGGATTTATCAACAAATCTTGGTCAAGTAGGTTTTACTCCAACAGGTATTCCAGCATATAACACTTTTACAAGTAATGGTCAGAGTTTTTATCAGGTTTATGATGATGGTAGGCTTATATGGACAAAAGCTACAACAAACCCTGTTGGTGGAAGAACAATTTTAGTAGAAGTAAGTGACCCTAGAAATGTTTTTGAAAAAGGTTTTGACGCTGCAAGTCAAGGAATATCAAAAATTTTAAATACAACATTACTTGAGGGTACAGGTGGCACAGGATATTTAGGTAATTTAACTAATGTAAATGTTGGTGAAGCAATATCAGGTGTTGGCATGGCTTTAAGTTTAGCAGACGCTATTGATGATGCAAATGTTGGTAATGTTCTTGGAACTGCAGCAGGTGCTGCAGGTTTAGGTTTATTTGGCACAGGCGCACAAACAGTAGCTGCACCAGTTTTAGGGCAAGTTGCTTTAATAGCATCATTAGCAGGTCTAGGACAACCTGACCCATCAAATATGACTGGTTTTGGTGGTAGTGATGTAGGAACTGGTGAGAATGTTAGTTTTGGTATGCAAGGCGATAAGTTTAGTGAAGATAATGTAAATGCTGCAGGTAATATTGCTAGTGTTATGGGTAATGTTGTAAACAATATAACGAGTTCATTTGGTTTAAATGCACAAGGTGACATACTTGCACAAACAGGAGATCGTGACCCACTTAATATAACTTTTGGCGACCAAGAATCAACTCAAACATTAGACGATAGATTAAATTACAGTTCAGAAACTGGCGACATTACAAACTCTAATGATGATATTACAAGATTATATTATACAGGTCGTGATGGTAATGATGGTGCAACTTTAGCTAATAATTTAGTTAAAGGAACAACCTTACTATCACTAAAAGCTCTTGCAAATGGTGAAGATAGCATAAATATCGCAGACATTACATTACCAGCAAGGTCTGCAGATGATGTTAAAAATACTTATTTATCACAAGGTTTTGATGAAGTAGCTGCAGATGCCTTAACAGGTGCAGCTCGTAGTGCAAGTGGAGCAACTTCTGAATTATTAGGTGGATTATTGTTAGCCAACACAACTAATGAAGCTAATTATTTAACTGATACTGAAAGAACAAGTTTATTAGAAAAAGGATTTACAAACGAACAGCTAGACACAATGTTGTATGGCACAATGGAAGAAACTTTAGCTGCAACAAGTCTTTTAAGTGCTAATGAGGAAAATAACGAAGAAAACATATAGAGGAAAAAATGGTAAAAATAGAGAATTTAGAAAAGGATAAAGCTCGTGCCGAACAAGCACAAGCATTATTACGAAACGAAATATTACAAGAGGCTTTTACATATTTAGAGGAACAATACCATATTGCATGGGCTAATAGTTCGCTAGACCAAAAAGACCCTCGTGAAAAAGTTTTTATGATGTTGACAACGCTTAAAGCTGTTAAGCAACACATAGAAAATGTCGTTACTGATGGTAAATTAGCTGACGACACCTTAAACCAACTATGACCAAGCATTTAGCAGTCAAAAGGAGAAAAACATGACAGACGACAACCCAACTGGGAACGAACCTATCAACATGGCGGAAGCCACAAGCCTACTACTTGACAGGCAGGAATCAGAAGATAATCCACAACCGAATCAAGAGGCACAACCACAATCAGAGGTTGAAGAAACCCCTGATGTAACAGATACAGAAGAACCAACAAGTGAACAACCTGATGAGGCACTTGAAGCTGTTGAGGAAGATGTATCGGAAGAATTAGATGAAGAAATAGTAACCGAAGATGAAACTGAGGAATACGAGGAACAAGAATACTATACTGTGAAGAATAATGGTGTAGAAGAAGATGTTAGCCTTGAAGAATTAGTTGCAGGTTATTCTCGACAATCTGATTATACAAAAAAGACAACCGATCTTGCTAACCAAAGAAAACAATTTGACCAGCAACAACAGGAACTTTTACAAGAGAGGACTGCTCTCCAACAAGGATTACAACAGTTAAACCAAAAGTTATCAAGTGAAATTAGTACCGAGCCTACTAAAGAATATTGGGATAACCTGTATAATACAGACCCCTTAGAATTTATTAAGCAAAAAGACGAATATCGTGATAAGCAATCTGAACTACAAAAAGTCCAATTAGCACAAAATGAATTAAACCAAAGACAGGCTGCTGAACATCAACAACAAATGCAAAAACATTTGGCACAAGAACAACAAAAACTTGTGAAAGCAATACCTGAATGGAAAGATGAAAAAGTTGCTGAAATGGACAAAAGAAACATTGTCACTTATGCAAAAAGATATGGTTTTAATGACCAAGAACTTAATAATGCCACAGATCACAGAGCAATATTGATGTTACGCAAAGCTATGATGTTTGATGACTTACAAGCAAAAAAACCGCTTGTTAAGAAAAAAGTTAAGAAAGCACCTAAGATGACAAAATCAGGTAAAAAACTTACTACACAAAAATCCTTAAACGCAGGTAAGGTTGATAAAGCCTACAATAAGTTGAAATCAACTGGCAGCATGGATTCTGCTGTTGATTATCTTTTACAAAAATCCAATTAACCATATAAGGAGTTTATAATATGGCAACTTACTTAACCGCAAACGCTGTTGGTGAGAGAGAAGATTTGTCTGATGTAATTACTCGTATTGACCCTGCTGAAACACCAATTTTCAGTAATGGTAAGAAAATTACAACAAGTGGTGTATTCCACGAATGGCAAGTTCAAGAACTTACAGCAGCAGCAGACGACAATTACCAATCAGAGGGCGCAGATTACTCTTATGTAAATCCTACCGCTACAACTAGACTTGGTAATTATCATCAAATTTCTACACAAGCTGCATCAGTATCAGGTACACTTGATGTTGTTGACAAAGCTGGTAGAGATAAAGAAACAGCTTATGTTAAAGTCTTAAAAGGACTTGAGCAACGCAGAGATATTGAAAAAGCACTTTGCAAAAACGAAGCAAGAGTAGCTTCACCAGAACCAAGAAAAGCAGGTAAAATTAGTTCTTATATAACTAATGTTTCACTTGTTTCTCCAAGTACAACACCTGCAGGTACAGGTGCTGATGTTTCTGACAAAGCTGGTACTAACGCTGCACTAACATTAGCGAAAATTGATGTTGCAATGAAAGCTGCATACGAAGATGGCGGACAGCCTGATATGCTTGTAGTTTCACCTGCAAACAAAGTAGCTTTTAGTGACTTATCTTCAGGTTCTGTAGCTTCACAACAGTTGCAATACACAGCACCTAGAGAAGTAGCTATCGTTGGTAGCGTTTCACTTTATCTTACAGATTTTGGTGAACTTAGCGTTACTATCGACAGACAAATGCTTGATGACACAGTATTCTTATTAGATTCTGACCACTATTCTATTGGCTCATTACCTAATAGACTGTTTTCTGTTTCAGATGTAGCACCGACTGGTGATGCAACCAAGTTTGCAATAGTTTCTGAGTGGACTTATGTTCCAACAGCACCTAAAGCACACGCTATGGTAACAGACTTAAATACATAATTTAAGCAAAGGGGGGTATTAAGTACCCCCCACAACTTAGGATTTACAATGAAAAAAATAATTGGTTATGACCCTGTACAGAAAAAAACAACATATTTTCATGGGGGTAATGATGGTCAACATCATGTTTCAGTAGAACAAGATACAAAAGACATAATTAAAAAAGCCAAAAATTTAGATATTGATTACAAACCATACAATATCGTAGGTACACAAAAACACATGAGGCAAATCGCAGAAATACCTGCAAACCTCTATTATGAATTATTACATAAATTCGGAGAACCGAAGAAAAACAAAAAAGCATGGTCAAGATGGTTAAATGACCCTGACAACAAATATTTTAGAACAGGTGGCGGAAGTATATAATGGCAACAGATTATTCATCATTAAAAACAGAGATAGCTGATTTTTTAGCTAGAGATGACTTAACGACACAAATTGATACATTTATTGATTTAGCTGAAAGTCGCATATCTCGTGAACTAGAAACTCGGTCACAAGACACACGAACAACTTTAACAACAAGTGCAGATAATGCTTATGTATCGTTACCAACTGATATGCGATCTATAAGAAATGTTAAGGTAATGAATAACCCTCGTATTACATTAAGGTATCTATCACCGCTACAAGTAAAGAAAGAATATGCCACAACAGGCACAGGTGTACCACGAGTTTATAGTGTTATTGGTGATAATTTGTTTTTAGCACCAATACCTGATTCAACACTTAATATAGAATTAACTTATAAAGCGTCTATAAGCTCTCTAAGCGACAGTAACACGACAAACACTATATTGACTCGTTTTCCTGATTTATACCTCTATGCGAGTTTATTTCACGCTTACACATACCTTTTAGATGAACAAAGGGCTACACAATACAACGCACTTGTTGAAAACATACTACAATCAATACGAGTTGATGAAGAAAAAGGTAATTATGGCGTAGGTTTAGAAATGCGTGGTGATTATGGGGAAGTAAACTAATGATGAATTTTGGTGAATGGTTACCTGACCAGCCTGACAACACAAGCGGAGTGACAACAGCTAAAAATGTCATACCTGCGGCACGAGGGTATCGTGGTTTACAAGATTTATCGCAATACAGTAATGCTGCGGATAATAGATTAAGAGGAATATTTGCCGCTAAAGATGATACAGGTGACCCTAAGATATTTGCAGGTGATGTTACAAAATTATATGAATTTACAAAATCTAATTCTAATTTAACAAATATATCAAAAGCAGGAAATTACACATCATTAGGTAATGACGATATATGGAAATTTATTGACTTTAGTGGTTATGTTATTGGTGCGTCAGGACATAATAATATATTACAAGTATATGATAATGGCACAAGTTCATTATTTGCTGATATTGCAGGTAGTCCTGCAGCAAAACATATAGCGGTTGTAGGTGATTTTGTTTTTACAGGTAATGTTAAATATGGTGGCAACACTTATCCAAATCGTGTGTACTTTTCCTCACTTGCTTCGCATACAGGTTGGACAATAGGCACAGACCAATCTGATATACAGGATATATTTGATATGGGAGATATTACAGGTATTGTTGGTGGAGAATACGCAACGATATTATGTGAAAAGGGTATAGTGCGTGGGTCTTATGTAGGAACACCACTCATATTCCAATTTGACAAAGTACAAACAGGCTTTGGTTGTAACTATCCAAATTCAGTAGCAAGTGTTGGTGAAACTGTCTTTTATTTATCAGATGATGGTTTTTATCAATTTGATGGACAAAGAAGTACACCAATAGGTGCGGAAAAAGTAAATCGTTTTTTCTTTGATGATTTTACAATACGAAACAAAGGAAGAATATCTACCGCTGTTGACCCTACAGAACAAATAGTTGTGTGGTCATATACATCAGGTAGTTCTAATGATGATACACCTGATAGATTATTAATTTATAATTATGCGTTACAAAGATGGTCGTATGCAGAACTAGACTGTGAACTTATATCACCATTTATGACTATTAATTATACTTTAGAAGAATTAGACGCTATTAGCACATCATTAGATGGATTACCTGCTTCACTTGATTCATCAATCTACATTGGTGGTCAATTTATCTTTGGTGGCTCTAAAGATAATAAGTTACACACCTTTAGTGGTATTAACAAAGAAGCCTTAATTGAAACTGCTGATTTAGACACAGGTAATGGTCGTACAAGCGTTATAACGAATGTTATACCTTATGTTGAGATAGTAAGCGGCACGACACCATCTGTTACAGCACAAGTATCGTCAAGACGCAGACAAGTTGATGATGATAGTTTTAGCACAGCAAGTGCCTTAAATAATGATGGATATTGTAATGTAAGATCAAATCAAGGCAGGTATCATAAAATAAGATTAAATGTTTCAGGTACTTGGAAATATATACAAGGTGTAGAAATAGAGGCAAAAACAATAGGTAAACGATAATGGCTGATAATCAGTTTAAACGACTTGCTAATCAAGGTGGCAACCCAAGACAAGTTGCAGAAGTTGTTAATAGAGTCCTTGATGGTGGTTTAAACTCTACAGGCTCAGTTACCTTGCAAACCTCATCTGCAACAACTGTTGTAAGTGATGTGCGTGTAGGTGAAAATAGCGTGATAACCTTTATGCCAAAAGATACTAATGCTGCTGCCGAATTAACAGCTTTGTATGTATCAGCAAGAACGAATGGAACTTTTACAATAACGCATAACAATAGTGGAACAACACGAGCTTATGAATACATCATCATTGGATAAAGAAGCGTGGTTAAAATCACGAAAATACATACTAGAAGCCTTAGAACAAGGTATAGATAGCCATAGTGAAAAAGATGTATTTTATGCAATAGCAAGGGGTGACGCTCAATTATGGACAGGGCAAAAATCTGCTTGTGTAACAGAAATAGTCACATACCCTAATTACAAAATGATACGATTTTGGTTAGGTGGTGGTGATTTAGAAGAACTAAAAGAAATGGAAAAACCAATTTGTGAATGGGCTAAATCCATTGGTTGTAAAAAATCAATGATACTAGGTCGCAAAGGTTGGTCAAGAATTAAACACGAAGATAGAACCTACAAAGAGGTAGGCACAATTTCAATAAGGAGTATATTATGAGTATTGGCGGAAGCGAACAGACAGGTACACAGACAACAACTGTGTTACCACCTGCGTATGTATTACCAAACCTAGCTTATGGTGCAAATGAAGCACAAAGAATGTATAATGCAGGTACAGGTTTTGGTTATTATCCTGAAAATACAGTAGCAGGTTTTAGTCCTGAACAACAAATGGCTATGACTTTACAAGGTAATCGTGCTTTGTCAGGTAGTCCATTAACACGATCTGGTCAAAATTTAGCACTTAATACATTACAAGGTAATTTTTTAAATCCAACAACAAATCCTTATTTTAAAACATCAGTATTAGACCCTATTACAGAAAGAGTACAAGGCACATTTAGTCAAGCTGGTCGTTTAGGGTCAGGTGCAAATCAAATGGCTTTAACTCGTGCTTTGGCAGACCCACTAATGCAAAACTACGAAAGAGAAAGAGCAAGACAAGACTTAATGATAACAAGAGCCGCACCACTTGCTAACCAAGATTATACTGATTATGCACAATTAGCGGCAGTTGGTTTAGATAGACAACAACAAGCACAAAGACAAATCGAAGCTAATAAAGCTCGTTTTGATTTCTTACAGGCTGCACCACAACAAAGATTAGGTACTTTCTTAGGAAACTTAAATGCTGCAGCAGGAAACGCACAAACACAATCACAACCAGTTTATGAAAATAAGGCTGCAAATGCTTTAGGTAATGTGGCTACAGTTGCAAGTATTTTAAAAACATTAAATTTAGTTTAGGAGCTAACATGGGATTATTTGATAACAAAAAAAGACCAAATGGTTTACTTGGTAATGTAAGTGAGGAGGGTTTATTAGCACTTGCAAACTCCTTATATCAACAAGGTCAACCAAGTACAACGCCACGAGGTGGATTAAATCTTGCCGCACCAATGTTAGCATATAAACAAGCAAACAAAGGGAATGAAACAGATAGATTTTATTTACAATTAGGAATAGACCCAAAAAACCCACAAAGAGATTTTTTAGCAAAAAATATTCTTGGAAAACAAATGGGAATTGTTGGTACGCCTGACCAACAAAACTACTATCAAGCATTAAGAACAGGTTTTAATGGAACATTTGCAGATTATTTGCAAACAAAAGATGACCCAACTTTAATGGCTCAATTCATGCAAGGAGGAAACAATCAATCTCAACAACAAAACGCACAAATAAATCCTAATGTAGGTCAACAAGGACAAAATAATGTTGTTGCACCTGAAACTCCACCAAAACAAGAAAATGTAGAATTTTTTAATTATCCAAGACCAAATGAAAGAGTAACAGATGTTGATGTTGCTAATGGAGTGGGAACTGTATATAGAAATGGTGTGCCTGAACAAGTTACTTTAAAAGGTGGCAAAAAAGACGAACAATTAAAAAAATTATTACAAGGTGGTAGAGATGCTATAAATGGTTTTAGACCTGTTTCATTAGCAATAAAAAATATTGGTGAAGTACTAGAAAAAAATCCAAATGCTGTAGGTGCATTAAGTAGAGCAGCATCATTTTTTCCTAGTGATGCGAGGTCAATTAGAGAAAGTTTAAAAACATTACAAGCGTTTTCTGGTTTTCGAACTTTATCTGACATGAAAAAAGCATCACCGAATGGAGGTGCATTAGGACAAGTTTCTGAAAGAGAATTAGAATTTTTACAAGCAACATGGGTATCATTAGACCCAAATTTAGGTGCTAAAGAATTTAAAAGAAGATTAGATGAATTTAATATACAACTTGATAGTGTAGTTTCATCAATGTCGGCAAGTATGGAAGAAAGCGGAATAACTGACCCTGTAGCGATAGGTTTAATTAATGAAATGAAAAATTTAAGTGAAACATATAAAAATATAGGTCAAGCATCAACAGGTGAAAGTGAATTTGATAATGTTACAGAAGAAATGATTAGGAATATGGACTCTAATAAATTTGCAAGATACCAAGAGTATCTACAAAATAAATAAGGTAAAATATGACAGAAGAAGAACTAAATTTAGCAAAAGAAAAAGAAATTGCAATATTAAAATTACAATCTCAACAAAAAGATAACAAAAACAATAGATTTTTAGATAAGGATTTTGCTCGTAGTGCTGTTGGTCAAGGTTTGTTTTTTGGCTATGGTGATGAAATAGAAGCAAAAATTCGGTCTATGATTGGTAAGAAAAGCTATGAGGAACTATTGCCTGAAATTAGAGGTGCTTTAAGGGCTTATGAACAGGATTTTCCTGTTCAATCAGTAACTAATGAGATCATTGGTTCTATACCATCAGGTATATTATTAACAATAGCAACAGGTGGTTTTGGCACTCCAGTAGTTGCTGGAACAAGAATAGCTACACTTGCCAATAAAGCAAAACCATTTTTACAAGCTATGGGATTATCAGGCTTGTATGGTAGTGGTAAAGAGGAGGGTGATGTAGTTGAAAAAATAAAAACAGGAGCAAAAACAGCACCATTTGGATTAGTTTTATATCCAATTCAAAAGTTGGCTGGAAGCAAACCTGCACAAGCAATAAAAGACAAATTAAACTTAACTATAGGTCAAAAAATTGGTGGATTTACAAAAAGAATTGAAGAAAGTTTGAAATCAGTACCAATATTAGGTGAAAGTATAAGGAGGCGTGAGCAAGAAGTTTTACAAGAGATGAATGTAAATATTTATAATAGAGTGTTAAAAAATATTGGAAAGAAAATAGATAAAAATAAAGTCGGACATGATGCCTTTGAAGAAGCTGATGATTTTATTCGAGATGCTTACAAAGACATTATACCAAAGTTAGAATTAGATGAAATTAGTATTCAACAATTAGTAAAAAAAATTAACACCATTGGGTTAGATGATTTAAATGTGAGTACAGAAGTTGCTGAAGATTTTATAAAACAAACAACAAATTTAATAACAAGATCAACAAACGCCTCACAATCAAAAATTAGTGGTCAAAATTTAAAAAATTTAGAAAGTAAATTAAGTAAAAGTATTAGAGATGGTGTAAAAAGTGGTGATGCTTCAGTAAGAGAAAATGCTTTTCGATTACAAAAAGTAAGGAATGAATTGACTAGATTATTAGAAAAAAATAACCCTAAACACGCAAAAGATTTAAAAAATATAAATTTAGCATTTCGTCAGTTTTTACCTGTTGGTAGCGCTGTAAGTTCATCAGTAAAAAATAATGGTGTGTTTACATCAGGTCAATTAATTACAGGAATAAGACAAACTTCACCAAAAAGAGATTTAAGAATAGGAAGCGGTGGTGCTGGTTTACAAAAAGAAGCACAACAATATCATAATGTTTTAAAAAATGTTGTACCTGATAGTGGTACAGCAGAAAGGTCTTTAACAGGAATTGCAGGTTTAGGGGGTGCAGCAGTACTTACTGACCCAATAACAACTGGGTTAGGACTTGGTGGTGCAACAGCTTTTTACACAAAAGGCGGTCAACGAATTGCTGACATAGCAACAGATAAATTAAGTTTGTTAGGTACATCAGGTGGACTAGCAAATGTTATACAAGAACAAACAGGATTATTAGATTAGGAGTAACACATGGCAAAAACGAAAATATCACAGTTTGATGCAACCGCAGCAAATAATACTGACTTAAATAGTATTAGTATTGCTGAGGGAACAGCACCATCAAACATAAATAACGCTATAAGAGAATTAATGTCGCAACTTGCCGATCTTAATTTAGGTAACGAGGTACTATCTACACTTAAAATAGACAACTTACACTTTGATAGTAACAGCATTGTAACTTTAGATACAAATGGTGACCTAAACCTTACTCCTAATGGTAGTGGTGCTGTTGTAATAAGCAAAGCAGACATAAATGGTGGAAATATTGATGGCACACCTATTGGTGCTTCTAGTGCAAGTACAGGTGCATTTTCTACATTATCTGCTAGTTCAACTGCTAATCTAGGTTCAACAGTAACTGTGAGTGGCGGAAATGTAGATGCTGTTATAGGTGCTAATACACCTGCGGCAATAACTGGTACTGTGATTACCGCAAATACAAATTTTGCAGGAGATATTACAGGTAATGTTACAGGGAATGTCACAGGCAACCTAACTGGGAATGTCACAGGCAATGTAACTGGAAATGTGACTGGAGATGTAACTGGAAATATTACAGCTTCTACAGGTTCATCTACATTCAACAATGTAACTATCAATGGCACATTGGATATGGATTCAACCACTACACAAACAATTACAGGACTTGCCACGCCATCAGGTAGTTCAGATGCAGCAACTAAAGGGTATGTTGATACCGAAGTATCAGCATTGGTTGACTCCGCACCTGCAACATTAGATACTCTTAACGAATTAGCTGCAGCATTAGGTGATGACGCTAGTTTCTCAACAACAGTTACAAATTCTATCGCTGCCAAGCTACCTCTTGCTGGTGGCACTATGACAGGGAACATAAACCTTGATTCAAATAGTTTAACAAACTTAGCTGCTCCATCAGGTGCAAATGACGCTGCAAGAAAAGCCTATGTAGATACTGCAGACGCACTAAAACTTAATTTAAGTGGTGGTACAATGTCAGGTGACATTAATGCAGATAGCAATAAAGTTACAAATCTTGCTACGCCAACAAACACAGGTGACGCAACAAGTAAATCTTATGTTGATGGTATATTAGGTTCGGCAACCTCTGCGGCTACATCAGCTTCTAACGCATCAACTTCAGCTACAAACGCTGCAAATTCAGCAACAGCTAGTGCAAATTCTGCCACAGCAAGTGCAAACTCTGCAACTTCTGCTGCTGCCTCTTATGACAGTTTTGACGATAGATATTTAGGTGCAAAGTCATCAGCACCTACTGTTGATAATGATGGTGACGCTTTAATTGAGGGTGCATTATATTTTAATACAACATCAAATCAGTTATTTGTTAGAAATTCATCAAACGCATGGACACAAGCTGCCTTTACAGCAAGTGGATTTTTAAGTGGTAGTAATAACCTATCAGATGTTGATAGTGCATCAACAGCAAGAACAAATTTAGGATTAGCTATTGGTTCAAATGTACAAGCCCATGACGCTGATTTAGATGCCCTTGCAGGACTAACATCTGCTGCCGATAAAGGTATTCAATTTACAGGTAGTGGAACTGCAGCAACATACGATTTAACAAGTGCAGGTAAAGCCCTACTAGATGACACAACTGCTGCTGCCCAAAGAACAACATTAGGTCTTGGTAGTGTGTCCACATTAGATGCAGGTACATCAGCAAATAACGCTGTGCAATTAGATGGCTCTGCTAAGCTACCAGCAGTAGATGGCTCAGCATTAACTGGTATGGCAAGTGGTGGTACTGTTAGCCTTGTCGCTGATGGTGGAATTACCGCAGGTAAGCCTTGTTTACTTACTGATGCAGGTAAAGCTCAAATGATTAAAGAAACATCAACTGGCAATAATGTAACAGAAGCTGTTGGTGTTGCTCATGAAGTAGATGATACAGGATATTATGGTACTTACCATTCTGCGGTAATTAATATTGGCAGCGATAAAGTTTTATTTTATTGGCGTAATCATTCAGATTATTATTTACACGCTAGAGTTGGAACAATAGATGGTACAAATAAAACAATAACTTTTGGAAGTGAAACAGTAATTGCATCAGAAAACTCAAATCAAGGTGGCACTATTGGTTATGACCCTGATGCTGATGCTTGTTGTCTTTATTATCACAGAGGTTCTGTTGGTGATTGGGCTATTAAAAAAATAACAGTATCAGGAACAACAATAACTGTTGGTACTACAGTACCAATAAGTGCATCAAATTATGCAACCCACTCATCTCCAATGAAAATGAAATATGACCCTGACAATAATCAATTAATTCTTATTGCTCATTCAAATACACAAACATCTAAGCAATATCCTGTTGCTTTTGCTTTTACTGTAACAGGAACAGATGCAGCAGCCTCACATTACAGTCAGCACACACAAGAACTCTATGCTTCTTCCAGTTACGAAGCTGGTTTTGATTATGATACTGTTAATAATAAGTGGGTTGGTGCTTTTATTGGTAACTATAGTGCTGGTGTTGGTCTAGTAAAATGTATATGTATAACAAATAGTGGTTCAGCTTTTACATGGGGTGCAACTTATGATGGGGGTGTTTCTAATTCAACTGCTCCATATTGTGTAAGTTATAATACAGATGCTGGTAAGTTTCTTTTAACATTTACAAACACAGATGGTTCATCAGGAGCTAATGATGCTGGTGCGCAAGTTCTTAGTTTATCAGGAACAACAATTACAGGTGGTAATATTGTTCAAGTATGTCAAGATGACACCTCACCTTTCTTATCTTCTATGTACAATGAAACAGCAAAGAAACATATTTTAGTTTGTAGAGATAATTCAGGCTCTACAACTATGACAAATATTTATCATGGTACAATTTCAGGTACAACTTCTACTTGGAGTGGAAATACTACAGCAGCAGATATACAATTAAACAATGTTGCTGCTCTGCAAAGAGCTGCTATTACAGATGTTGAAATATCAACAGAAGATGAAGCGTCTGTTGTTATATGTTTAATGGATTCAGCAGATGTAGGTTATGATAATAAACCTTTTGATGCTTATGTATATAATGCACCACAAACTCCAGTCATAACTTCTAATTTTGATGCTACTAAATATCTCGGAGTTGCCGCAGAAACAATATCAGACACGAATACAGGTAAAATTACTGTAAATGGTGGCGTTAATGAAAACCAAACAGGCTTAACGATTGGTGATGATTATTTCTCAGATGATGCAGGAAATATTAAAAAGTTTATGACTAGCGCAACAAGCACAAATGCTTCACCAACAGGAAATTTTGCTGTAATGGACGATTCAGATACTACAATTCAAGATGTTAGTAGTGCTTATGAGTCAAATTCAGGTACTTTTGTTTTAGCGTATAAAGATAATAATAATAATTATGGAACTGCGGTTGCGGGTACATGGTCTAGTGGAACTGTAACTTGGGGAACACCAGTTGTGTTTGAATCAAGTTCAATAGATGACCAACCGCATATATGTTCAGGTGGCAATAGAGTTCATGTCACTTACAGGGCTTCTGATGGAGCGGGCGGTATAAGGAGTGCATCAATATCAGGAACAGCAATGACTTTTGCTGCTGAAACTATTTTTGCTCCTAATAATGCTACCTATGGAAACCCAATGGGTTATCATTGTGTTTATGATACATCTACAAACTATGTTATTGTTGTTTATTCAGGTGGAACAGGCACACCACATGATTTTTTTGCTCAACCTTTATACCATGACACAAGTGATGGCACATATACTTTAGGTACTGCGGTAGTCTTAATGAATAATCAAGTTCAAGTCAGTCAAAATACTGATTTAGTTTTTGACCCTGATACAAACAGGTCAATAGTAGTTTACACAGATGGTACAAATTCTAATCAAGTAACTGCTCAAGTTATACAATCAACAGGAACATCAGGTTCACCGACTGTAACAGCAGGTGCAGATTCAATTATAGATGCAGGTGATGGTGCTACTGAATTGTGTGCTTGTTATGATACAGAAAACAATAAGGTTTTTGTTGCTTACGACAATAGTACAGATGGTGAAACAAAAGGGATTATAGGAACAGTTACAGGCGGTGGTACAAATACCATAGCTTTTACTGGTAATGCTACTATATGGAATCCTAGCGGTAATCCTGCTCATTTTGATATTGAGTTTGATGGCGATAATAATAAGGCATTTTTCTTTTATAGAGATGAAGATAGTGGAGATGATTTTACATATAAAATTTTAACTTTAGGAGCAAGTTCGTTTTCAGTCGCAGATGGTGCGGTTTTAAGTGCTAATGATAATAGATTAAATAGTGGGAGTGCAAGTTTTGGTACAGGTAAAGGTGTTTTAGTAGGTACACAAGACACAAATAATTCTAGCAAATTATCTTATGCAACAGTCTATTATGGAACAACTACAACCTACACCCAAACAGATAGCCAATTTATCGGTAAAGCGATAGCTGCTGATAAACTGTTATTAGAAGAACAAGACCATAATATTATTTATGGTAAGGCATCAAATACGATAGCAAAGGGCAATCCTGTTATTGTAGAAGCTGATGGAGATTTTGCTAAACCTGAAGGAGTTTCAACAACTGTCGATTGGTCATTAGGTAGTTTAATAACACCACAAGCTAGTATTACTGTTACTTGGGTAAATATTGATTACAACACAGCACAAAATAAATTTGTTGCTTTTTATGAAGATAGAAGTGACAGCGATTATTTATATGGAAATGTAATATCTAATGATGGCACAACTTTAACAGGTGGCTCTAAATCAAGTGCAGGCACTAATTTCCATGTTAGAGTATTAAAATCAATTTATATTGGCGATAGCAAACACATAGTATTTATGAGAGATGATAGCAATAATTATGGTAAAGCTGTTGTAGCAACTGTATCAGGCACATCAATAAGTTATGGCACACCACTAACTTTTCAAAGCTCATATATTCAATATAGAGGTTCAGCATATTGGGATTCAGACAAAAATGTTGCTGTTTTTTGGGGTGCTTACAATAGTAGTTACTTATATAATGCCGCATGGACATTTACTGTATCAGGAACAACATTAACTAAAACAGCAGGTCCAGTTGATGGTGGTGATAGCAATACAGATTATTTTTCTGCTGAATATGACTCTGATCAAAAAATAGGTGTTGTGGCGTGGAGAAATACAAGTGATGATGGATATGTGCGAACAATATCTTTAACAGATGCAGGTGCGGCAACAATGAATACTGCGGTTAATTATAATAGCACTACTAATGTTGTTCATTCACCTCATGGTATGACTTATGATACAGTTAATAATAAAATGATTTTAACTTTTGGAGAAACTTCAAATGGTTATTTATACGCAATACCATTAACTGTAAGTGGAACAGGAATAACAGCAGGAACAAAATCAGAGGTTGTCGGAGCTAATGTAGGTAGTAGATTTGCGGCACAAGCCACAACACAGGGAAGTATTGCTATTACTTATACAGATACGAGTTATAATGCTATTTCTTATAAGCAAGGTGATGCGAGTGGATCAACGATTACTTATTCAACACCTGTGTCATCAATAGCAAGTGTAACAAGTTATGATGAGGCAGATTTGGCATTTAATACAACAGATAATGTTGTTGTTAGTGCTTTTAGAAATGCTGATGATGATGATTTAGATGCGATTGGTTTTATTCCATCGGGAACAGTAACGACTTATCCATTAACTACTGAAAACTTTTTAGGATTAGCGGATAATGCTTCATCAGCTAATAGCATATCCAAAGTTAGAATAAATGGAGTTGACGCCAACAACTCAGGATTAACCGCAGGACAATTATATTATGTTAAAAATGATGGCACATTATCAACAACAGCAGAAAGTGGTAAAACAGTAGAAGCTGGTAAAGCACTTTCAGCAACAAAACTATTAGTTAACACATCATAAGGAGAAAAAAATGCAAACGATAGTAAGAAATGGAACAAATATTAGTCTTTATTATTATCCAGATAGTAAAACTATAGATATTGGTTCTGACCAAACAACAATAAGTGATGGTGGCACACCTGAATTAATTATTGCAGATTGCAATTCAAGCAACGCAACATTACATCAAGGCGTAGATGCTCTATCAGATTATTGGGGTTGGAAATATAAACATGATGGTTCTGCATGGTCAGCTAATACAGATTTTAAAGGTAGTAATCACCTTTCATCTGACATTAATGACTCTGTAACAACTATTCCTGTTGATAGCTCAAACCCATTTACTACATCAGGCACTGTACAAATTGGTGATGAAAAAATTACATATACAGGCGTTGATGGTACAAACCTAACTGGTTGTACTAGAGCTTCAGCATCAACAAGTGCTGCAAGTCATACTGCTAACGCACAAGTCACACAAGTCTAATGTCAAAGCCTACTGTTGCTACTGTAAAGCAACGCATTGACGACCATGTTGACTCTTGTGCAGCAAGATATGAAGCAATAGAAAGACGATTAAATCGCATTGAAGCAATAATGATAGGTGCAAGTGCGTCTATTATTATGTTGTTGTTAAAAATAATATTCTTTTAAAATGTCCACAAGAATAGGCTTACAGGGAGAATTAATAGCAAGTTCTCTTTTGTTAAGCTATGGCATTGACAACGACCTTGTATCTAAAGATGGTTATGACATTATTGCATGGATTAACGCTAAACCTTTTCGTGTGCAGGTTAAGGCAACTTTAAAGCCTCATATTGAAGCTGGTGAAACAAAATACCGATATAATTGGAACTTAGGTTTTGGTAAAGAAAAAAAACCATACACATCTAATGAGTGTGATATTATCGTATTGGTAGCGTTGGATAGACGATTATGTCATTTCATGTTGCCAAACAACAATAAATCAAAAAAAATGTATATTAATAAAATGACAATAGAAAACGAACAACAAACATTTAATGAAGTTATTGGTGATGTTAAAAATAAATGTATGTGTAATTAGGAGAAAAAAATGATTAGTTTATTAGGTTCTTTACTTGGTTTTGGCACATCTTTCTTACCAAGCGTTTTAGGCTTCTTTGAAAAGAAAGCAAAATTTAAACAAGACCTACTTATGTTAGAAGCAAAGGCAAAATATGCCGAACAAATGTCTAAATATAAGATACAAGAATTAGACGCAGAAGCCGATATAGCCGAAGCAAAAGCCATCTATGCTCATGCCGAGCAACTTTCCAAAAACAATTCCTCTAAATTCATTGGTGCATTACAGGCATCAGTACGCCCAGTTATTACTTATTTACTGTTTTCTGTGTTTGCTTTTGTTAAAGTTACGCAAGTTATTATGGCAGTTCAAGGTGGTGGAGATGTCTTACAAGGCGTTGTAGCTGCATGGGATTTAGAAACACAAGCCATGTTTAGTGCTGTTATAGCATTTTGGTTTGGTAATCGTATGATGAAATCAGCAAAAAAATGAAAAACTTTCTATTCCTTTGTTTATGTATATTAACTGCTTTAGTTACTTACATAACATTAGGAAGCATTGTCTATGAATATAGCGACATATTTTTCATTAGCTTACCCCTTAACTTGTTGTTAATTGTGTGTTATTATTTTTTTTACAAAAAAAGACAAAAGGAAAATTTATGAACATATTTACAAAAATAAGTGCTTATAGTTTATTTAGTGTTTTAGCTATACTTGCTGTTACATTGTTTCTTGTTAGCTGTGGTAGTTCACGCATTATGCTCAATGCTGATATACCTGAATCACAACAAATAGACATAACTATTTCAACGCAAGATAACGAAACAGCTACCGAGTAATGTCCACACCACAAGTAACGCACATTGAAGCTGCGTTAAGTGATGACCAAATCAAAACCATTTTAGATGTTATGCCACGCATTGAAAGCAACAAAGGTGGTCTAACAGGTGGAGCTGTCGATAAAGATTATCGTAATGTTGAGGTTAAGGCTTTTGACGCAAACAACAAAGACCTAGAATTTTTAGCTGTAATGATTGGTGAGTTTGCCCAAACAGTTAATGATAAATATTATGGCTTTGACATTAAAGGCTTTGCCGAGCCTCTCCAATTTTTAACTTATGGTGTTAATGGTCGATACGATAGCCACATGGACATTCAATGGTCAGATTTAAAAACAAATGTTCCGAATAGAAAGCTAACAGTCATCACACAACTATCAGACCCTAAAGATTATGAGGGTGGCGATCTTGAATTAGATATTACAAGCGATAATTTTACAATTCCAAAGGGAAAAGGCGATATGATAGCGTTTCCTGCCTTTTTAATGCACAAAGTACACCCAATAACTAAAGGAACTCGTTGTAGTGTTGTATCTTGGCTTTCAGGCGATAGTTGGAAATAGGTATATATTACCCTTTACTTGTGTCTATTTTGCTTTGTATGGCGTTTAAATCAATTAATTTTTTAAAACATTTGTCCTTAAACTCGGTAAATGCTCCATAATGGACAATTTGACCTTTTCCATTCACAACCCACCCATCACCATTCATATCAATCATCTCGCCACAAGCTGCACATGGCTTGTCATCAATTTTTGGTTTAATCCAACTCTTTTTCTTTTTCTTTTTCGGCACGATAATATTCTTCGTAGATTTTAATTTGCTTTGGGTGTTTTTCTTTTAGTTGGCTTAGTCCATTCATTATAGATGTGTGATCTCGTTTAAATGTCCAACCAATATCTTCCAACGAATATTCTTTTGTCATTCTATAAATATGCCAACACAACCATCTTGGTTCTAGTATTGTAGTAAATCTTCTTTTACCCTTAACATCATTTAATGTAATCATGTAATCATCAAGTATCTTTTCTATTGTTCTCTTTAATGCTTTGTTCATACCTTGTCTTTTCTTGTAATAAATCTAGTAAGCCATATACCAAATTCCATAACATACTTGTTGTGTACTCTTTTTCAATACACTTATTTTTAATAAATATTTTAATTATTACTTTATTGCCCTCAGTTGCAGGTATCAAATAGACATCTGATTTAGGGTCTATGTCATCTGCCATCACGATATGACATAAATTGCAATTAATAATAAAGCGATTAAAACACCGATTAATTTTTTTGTATTGTTTGGCTTTTCACCATACGCCTCATTATGTGGAGTAGATTTATCATCAGCAACAAATCTGCCTTTACTGTCTTTTGCTCTAACTCTTTTTTTCTTTGTTTTAGCCATAGTTTCTCCTTATATTTTTATTTCTTTTTTATCAAAATGTTCATTCATACATACAATTTTCATTTTTTTTCCTACGATCTTGCAACTCATAGGTAGTGATACAGGTACTGCCGCCCTATCAGTTGCACGAAATCGTATGCTAGGTGGTCTAGCCATTAGAAGGGAATATCATCATCGATTTCAGTAGATGTGTTTGTTGATGGTGCATTAGATGATGTGCTTGATGTTTGGCTACTATTGTTTTCACCTAACATAGTCAATGTACCATTAAAGTTTTGTAATACAATTTCAGTTGTATATTTGGTCACACCATCTTTATCTTCCCATTTACGAGTTTGAAGCTGACCCTCAACATATACCTTAGAACCTTTTTTAACATATTGCTGAATTACACCGACCAAACCCTCGTTATAAACAACGATATTATGCCATTCGGTTTTTGTCTTTCTTTCACCTGATGCCTTGTCTTTCCAAGACTCGCTTGTTGCTAGTGAAAATTTAGCTATTTTCCCCTCATTTATAATATCAGGGTCATTACCTAAATTACCTATTAATTGAACTTTATTTAAACTACTCATTTTTTCTCCTATTGGTTGTTAATTGTAAATTTAATTTTTATTAATTCATGTAGTGTTCTTTTTTGGCTACCATCAAGATCGCTATTTTTTAAACGATTTTGTAAATCTTTCCATTTGGTATCAAAATCTTCTTGTGTTTCAATGTTTTTAATTTCAAGCATAAAACCATCATATTGATTTTCAGCATTATGTTCTTTGTAGCCATGTTCATCATCACTATTTTCTCTGCTAAATGCTTCAGGATTTTCTTCCTCACTATAAATGTCACCATACACATCACACGCTTTTAAAATAACTCTATCGTGTCCTCTTTTCTCAGCCATAGATATTGGGTATGCGTTCTTACAGTTTTTACTATTTGCTTCACCAAAACTTTCAATTAAATTGCCATCTTTGGTTAAAACTTTTGCTTTAATAACAATGTTATCTTGTATAACTATTGGCAAATCATAATGAACATATAGGTCTTGCTTTGCAGCAATAATTTGACAACCTTTATTTGTAATAATATTTAGTCCTTTATTTTGTGGTAGTTGCCAAGTTAATTCATTAAATCTTTGTTCAGTAATATCTTCACCTAATAATGTTTTTAACTTTTCTGTTATTTCTTGTTTGTTGCTCATTGTAACCTCCTATCGTAACCAACATTTATGATGTATGCCATCTTCTTTGTGTTTTGCACAATATATGCAAAATCCATCTTCGTCATAATGATTCATAGCTTTGTCATGTTCTTCTTGTTCAGCTAAATATTCTTGCCTAGTCATTTGATATTCTTCAACCATCTACTTATTCTCCATAGCAATAGTCTTTCTAACCCATTTATCGTTTTCACGAACCACATCATTTTTTAATGGTCTGCTATCACCGCCTGTATGAGATTGTGTTTTACCTTTATCAGTAGGTTTTTTACCTTTAATTAATTTTTTACCCATATTATCTCCATAAACACCCATATTAATTATTATCCACGCTGTTAGTAAATTCTAAATCCCACTTGCTTAACCCTATTTCAGTTAAGATTTCAGGATAACCACCAAAATCATTCATATCGTGACAAAATGTATATTTTCTTTTTGCTTCAATTAATGCCGCTTTGCCCTCTACTAATGTTTGTTTGTTTAATGTATAAAATGCAGTTAAATATGGTTCTTTCTTTTCCACACAAGCAAAAACAAAATCCTCAACTTGACGACCTGTTACCTTTTCATAAACATCAATATAATGTGCAACCTGTATATGATAGCCAAAGTCCTTAACCGACCTTGCAAACTTTCTTGGGTCAACACTAGCAGCTGTTTTATAATCAACTATTATGTCTTTGTTTGGGTCTTTAATACCTACCCTTGATAGATCGCACCTAATTTTTTGTTTAAAATCTTTGTCGTAAATAAAATATGACCATTCTTTTTTTGAACTTTCGTGATGTAAATATGTGTCAGACAACTTATGTGAAAACAAACTATCCCTCATAGCGTACAACATATTCTTAATATTTAATTTAAAAATTAATTGTCCATCTTCTAAGTTGTTTTTTATTTCTTTGTACTCGCTTGACCGACCATCAGCATTAGTAAAAAATATATCATTATTAAATTGTTCTTCATCTTCCAACAACAAATGAAAAGCACTACCAATCTGTATTTCTATATTGTTACTTAAATTTCTTTTACCAAACTTTGCTTCTTTAGCTGTTTTGGCAGCCCAGTCTTTCCAAGTGCTAGAGCCAATCCAATTTTTAAGTGAGTGATAGAATTTATTTGTACAGTCGGCAGGTTTTAAAGTTAGTGTTTCACCAACTTTAGTCGGCAGGTTTATAATGTTTGTAATATCTATCATACCAATTTCCCTTAACAAATCACTTATATCATTATTAACATTTATACACAAGTATAAAATTTATTATGTTTTTTTGTCACATCTAACGAATTTAGTTGAACGCCAAAATAAAAGGATTTATAACAAAATTAAGGAGTCAATAATGGAAAAATTTATACAAAAAAAATTCGACACAATAATTAAAATAGTAATATTTGTAACTTATATTGGTTGTCTAAGTGCTATCGTCTAGGTCATCATTTAGCTCATTTGTAAGCGACCTTTTTCGTCTTTGACTATTAGCTGCTATACAAAAATCTAAGTCAAAGATGTTAAAATTACTATCATTTTGTAAGCCATAAGTTATAATACTTAAAACAGATATTAGGTTTATGGCTAATAACTTAAAATCGTTCCCCAACGAATTAGCCCTTATTAAATTAAGGGCTATATTGGCTTATCAAATATTAAAAAAAAATCTTGTTTTTATAATTTCTTTATGAAATTGGTTTGTGTCAAAAATGTGTTAGAAACTTAATTGTATAGTAATTGCAATAGTTCCATAGATAATACTTAAACATATTAAAAAGGCTTTTAAACCGCCTTGATTATCTTTCATTGTGCTAAAGGATTTTTATTGTTATCGGCAGCTTTTTCTAACTTGCTAACCTTTTCTTCTAAAATAGCTATTTGGGTTTCCAATGGTGCTAAATCAACACTTTCAAATTCTCTTGCTTCTATTTGGTCAACTCTTAACATAAGCTGTCCATAACCATAAAAACCTGAACCAATACCACCAATAAGACCAACAAGCATTACATAAGTTTGTGCTTTTTTTATTAAATCGTTCATCTGTTACTCCTAAAAAAATCTAAGTTATTATCTTGTAGCATATTATAATGTGTATCATTTGATGTACCCACTAAACTTGCTAACCCATTATTATTATCATACATCACAACATTTGTATAGATTTGGCGAGGTTGATAAAAAGTTTCACGATCTTGTAATTCCATTTGTAAATAATTAGACCATGATGGAACAAAAGCCATAATCCCTAAAAGCGTATCTTGTAAAGTTTCACTATATTGTCCTGTACTTTCTTGAATTTGGCTCTGTTCCTCTACTGTCGCAAGATTTGATTCAATAATACTTTCTTGCAATTCCTGTGCCTCACTTATGCTTAACACTTGTGTGCTGCTATTTTCAATTTGTGTGGCTATGTCTATGGTTGTCACCTCAACTGTAGCAATAGTTGGTGCGGCAATATCTGTGCCAACATTAATTGGTACAATATTAATTGATGACAATACTGTATTTTGTTGTTGCGTTTCTTGGGCTATCTGATTTGAAACACCAACGCCCTCAAAAGATAAAGTAGAAGATATTGTTTGATTATTGTTTTGTACATTTGATGTGGTTGTATCAGATTGTGATTGACCATTTTGTTGAGATACACGAACACCTTGTTCGGTCATTTGTGATATTAATGATGAATTATTAGGTCTATTTTCTTCCTGTTCTTCGGTAGTTTCTTCTTCAGGTTCTTCAGTATTTTCTTCTACGCTTTCTTCGTGTAGTTCTTCTTCTTCTTCGTGTATTGTTTCGGTTGTTTCTTCTTCGTTTTGTATTTCTTCTTCATCAAAATATTCCTCAATAATTTCTAGCTCGGCATAGTGAATTTCATCATGCGTATTTATATCAATAATTATAGGTAACTCATCTAATTCTTCAACACTAAAATAATCAAACTCTAATTCATCTAATTCTGTACCCAATAATATATCAGAAGTAAGTGCGGTATCGCTATGGTCAATGTAATTAAGATCGTATTCATTTTCGTTCCCCTCTAAAGTGAGGGTGTCGTAGTCAATAATGGAAAAATCTTCAACACCCTCTAAGTCAATAGGTAAAAAATACTCATTATCGTTATCTAAAGTAAAGGAAAAACCAAAATTTATTTCATCTTCATCATATCCTAGTGTATGTAAATCATCACTAAACCCTGTAAAATTTGTTGAAAAATCTAGTGTTTCTTCTGTCAAGTCAAATATGTCATCACTAAGATTATAGGTATCACATAGATCGGAATAATTTTGGTCTGTTAGACATTCACTTGACAGATTTGTAAAACTTTCATCAACGACTACTGCGGTAGTCAAACTAAATTCTTCTAGTTCTAATGATGTGGAATTAGTATCATCATACCAAAGATACTCCACATAATTAGTCATGCTATATTGCAAACCAATACTAGCATCATGGTTGTCTATATTTATTTCATCATATAAAAATTTTATGTCATTTGTCGTTTCATATAAGATAACCTCAAATGTTGATTTTCTTCCATTGGAATATTCTGACACATTATCCCACATCACAACAAAATATTGATTGGTGTCTGATGTATTACCGAATGTTTGATAGTAAGGAGATTGGTTGCCGCTTGACCGCCTTATAAAATCGGAATGTAAAGGTTTAATACTATTGTTGTAACCTGCACTTGGAAACTGCTCAGATAAATAATTTCTTCTGCGAATTACATCTGAATTGAATTGAGTTACAGAATTAAAGGTTAAAAATCCATTCATGGCAACTGTAACATTATTGTAAGTGTTATTGCCAAATGTAAAATCAAAACCAATAGCAACATTTTTAATGCCATCATCTGATAAAGATAATCCTGTGCCAGTTTGTGATATATCAATTAAAGGGTCTGTACCGACTGTGAATGTTGGTGGATTGGCAAATGTTGATACACTAAAGAATAATAAAAAGATTAATCTAAACACAACTTATGCTTTTTATATTTTGGAATACGACAAAACTTTTCTTTCTTATATGCTTTTATTTCATAGTTATTATGATTGTATTCATGTTTAATAAGTTTCCAGTCAGGTCTATCTTGTGGGTTTTCTTCCCATGCTATTCTTGCTTCTTCACCTATCTTACCTTTGTATGGGCAGCTAGTCCCCGCATGAAGCATCGCTGCGTGAGTTCTCCCACTGGGATCTCCGCATAACATAGCAACCGCTGCGACCTTCATTCCCATACGATAAAGTGAATCTGCTAATTTCAAGCGTTCACAGTTTTCGTCACGAACTGATTTACCAGCTGACACACCAAAGATTTGAGTTTGAACTGCCGCACTAGCCCCTGTAGTACAGAGGTCTTGGGAGTAGCTTGGTGAAAAAGTTGGAGAAATTGCTGAACTCGGAGGTGACTTAATATCTTGTTTTACTCTTTGCGTTGAGTCATTAAAATTTCTATTTAGATTTTCTGAATTGTTTTGATTTACATTTTCGGTTTTTATAGATGACTCACTAACAGAGTTATTAAAATTATTATTGGTGTTGTCGGTAGAAATTACTGAGCTAGAAACTTGGTTTATATCAGATTGATTGACCTGATTGATAGACGACACAGAATTTTGATTTATGGTATTGTCGATAGATTGATTTTGATTAATCGTACTGTTAATGGTTTGTGTCTGATCTATAACGCTAGACGAGGTGCTTGTAGAATTAGATGTAGAGTTGACTGTGCTAGAGGACACTTGATTTATATTGCTAGTTGAATTGGTCGTCTGATTGATAACAGAATTATTATTGTTCGTATTGGTCTGAGTTCCTGTGCTTTGTATCGTTTGATCTTGAGTTATGTTTGAGTCCTCAGCTAACACATAACCAAAGAAACTAATCGAACAAAAGATAATAATGTATTCTCGTAACTTATTCATAACGAAACAATAAATGATTTGTTATTTTATTGTAAGGGTAACACATGAACCCAAAGAAAAACCCCCTAAGTTTTTACACAAAGGGGGTAACTAAGAATGGAGGTCTAATGAACTTTGATCATTAAACTTCCTTTATAATAGTTAATTGTTTTTGTTTGTCAATTATGTATCCATTTTTTCATAGATGTTATACACAATTTTATTAGAGCTATAGCTATCCCATGTATCGTAAAAAACATTATTGCACATAGCAACCCAATGACCTCTTATATGTAAAATATAAAATCTATCCTTATGAAATTTATAATTTTCATATATTGTTTTGGTTCTCCATTTTTGGTGAGCTATTTTAATTTTGTGCCAACCATAACCTTTTAGCACTTTTTCAGAAACTCTATCATCATTTGGGAAAAAGCCATCAAGTAATGCTCTTTCAAATAAAATCTCCCAAGCCCTATTGTAAGGTTCGCTATTTGCTATTGATATAGCCCTAATAACACAATCGCCTATTACTAAATCTTTTTTAGTGTCTTTTAAGTTAAAATACTTTTCTCGACCCCCATAAGTTTTAATATAATTATTATGTATGACCTCACTATAGAATTTTTTATATTCTTGATTTGGAAAAGCAGATTGATGAACCTCAATCATATTTTTTAATTTATCCATTTTAACCTCCATAATGTTTTATTGAATATACATACAGTATATTTATATTGTATTTTAATGTCAACAAGTATTTATAAGTTGTTGTTTTTGTTACATTTTATTTATGATGAATTTTAATTTCCTAAAAAAAAATTACATGATTAAATATGTCTTGACTAATAAGTTCATTAATAGTAAAAAGGTATTTATAACTTTATTTGGAGATAAAAAAATGAACATGAAAACAAGATACCTTAGTGATTTGTGGAACGCACATTGTGAAAAAGAATATGGTGGTGAACTTGAAAAAGCCCAACTTATTAATTATTGCTTAACACATGAAATAGGTGATAAGGAGCTTTTGGATTTAAGAGGTTTCCAAGACTGTAATCCTAAATCGAAACAAGTCTTTAAGTTTAAAGAACTAAAAAAGAAAAAAACTTTTGACATTTATCGTGGTCAATTACTTTTAATAAAAAGAGATTGGGGTGGTAATGAAGAACGAGTTGAAATGCCATTAGGTCATTGTTGGACACTAGACAAAGACATGGCTAAGTTTTTTATGAACAGAATTAACAACCCACATATATTAGAATACAACCAATTTGATAGCCCTGAATTTGTTACTTACAAAGCCACAATAAAAGGGTCTGATAATTTTTATTATTGTGATGATAGGGGTGAACAAGAGGTATTTATTTTTGATACTGAATGTTTAAAAAATATAAAAGCAGAAATTTTTAAAGGAGAAGAAAATGACTAAGAAAAAAAATTATTATAAGCATATAATAAAAGATAAAAATGGAAAAATTTTAACATTAAATTCTAATGTAAAATTTACTTATAAACAAATTATAGAAGAATTAAATACATCATTGAAAGATTTTATTTATTCAGATGGAACATTTAAAATAAATTTTGAAGTTTGTAGTTATAAAATAGGAGAAGAAAATGAAAATGAATTTCAAGCAATATCTAACCTTTAAAGGTGAAACAGTTTATTCTATTGCCAAGAAAGATGGCTGGAAAGAACTTGGAACAGAGCGGCAAATATATCGGTGGGCAGAGGGTCTTAGTATTCCTAATGTAAGGAATATGAAAATCATTTGTCATAACTTGACCGACAACCTAGTTGACCCAAATAGTTTTTTTATTAAAGCATGGGAACGCATGGAGCAAGACCATGAGTAATAATGAACCATTTATTGTAAACATAACAGGTGAAGATATAGCAAATGAAGATCGGTTAGCATTAATTTTTCAGAAAAAGTGGAAATGCACCTTAAAAAAAGAGGACACTATGCACCCTATTGACTTTTCCTGTTGGAGAGTTGGTGAGCCAAAAACTATTATTGATGAAGATGGACTAGAAAAAGTTTTAAATCCAAAAATGGAATTAAAGGCATGGGCTGAAACACGAGTTCGTGGTCATAAGTTTGGTGACTTTCCCACAATATATTTAGCCTTAAAAAAATTTATGTTTGCTAAAGATGTTATTAACAATTTTGGTAAGCCTTGTTTCTTTATAGTTGAGTGGAGTGATGGAACTATTGGTTATGCAGATTTATCGCAGGTTGACGCAACAGCTGATGATTTTTTACATTATCAAAATGTAAGTAAAAGAAATCAAAAAAGGGATATAGGTACAGTTGTTGAAATAAATATTGATGACTTTACGATCATACAACATGGTTATAATGGTCTATCCTAATGCAAGAAAAAAAAGAATACATTTATAGTGACCAATTTGCATTATTTGGGAAACAAGATGTTATTGGTTATGGTAAGCCGAGTTTCTATGTTAAAGAAATAAAAAGAGATTTGGCAATAGATATAATAATTAAAAATCATTATAGCCACAAAGTTTACAACGCAACTTATATTCATTTAGGTCTTTTTGTTAAGAATGAATTAAAGGGCGTTTTACAATATGGATATGCTATGAACCCTGCAAGTTGTAAAAGCGTTGTTAAAGGAACTGAACAAAACGAATATTTAGAATTGAACCGAATGTGGATTGAAGATAATGTTGGTGATTATGTTGAAAGTCAGGCAATTTCATATAGTATTAAATACATTAAAAGAAAATACCCTAAAATAAAATGGGTTCAATCTTTTGCAGATGAAAGATGTGGTGGTTTTGGCATTGTTTATCAGGCTTGTAGTTTTGATTATTATGGTGAACATACAAGCGATTTTTGGGAATTAGATAATGTTGTATATCACAATATTCAAATGACAGTTGGCAAAGACTCAAAACGATATAAAGGCGAAGCAAAATATTTACAAGAAAACAAAGAACGAGCAAATAAAATGTCATTAAGGCAATTTCGATATATAAAATTTATCAAACAAAACGAAAAAAAGAATTGTTTACTTGAACAAAAAGAATACCCAAAACATTATTTATAGGAGGATAAAATGGAAAAAAAATTAGCGTTTATGAATGTACCAGTTAGCGATCTTGTGAACATACAACATGATTGCGGTGCGGCTATTGCAAAGGATTTATACATACTTTTTATTGAGTTATGGCGTAGAGATTGTGAACCTTTACCGATAAATATTGCTCAAAAGAAACTAAAAATTAATATAAATCGACTAAAAAAATGTGCAAATGATTACCCAAACTATGTAAATTTTGACGATAATTGCATAGAAAGTGAATTTATTTATACATTTTTTAATCAAAATTTAAAGAAGAAACAAAGTCGTGAAAACTGGAATGAAAAACGAAGAATGTTAAATAAACAACAAGATACAATAAACAGTTCAACCGATTTAAAGGCTATTATTAACAATGAAAAATAAACGCAAGCGTTTTACAATGCGTTGTCTAATAAATAAATAAACTAAATTAAATTAAACTAAATAAATAAATAATAAAAAGGTAACTAAACATGAATGAAATTGAACTAGAATTAAATGACAAACATTGGTCATTGATAAAGGAAAAGAATTTAGACTATCATCAACAAAGACGACTATTCCTTGAATGGCATGATGATAAAAAGAAAGTTCGGAAGAATTATAATTTAGCATTTTTAAATTGGCTAAAGAAAGCTGCACCAAATAAAGTTTCCCAAGCCATAGTGGTTGATGATATAATAACAAAATTAAAAAATGGTGGGTGGAATGAATAACATACAAAAAAACATAAACTTTGAAACACGCTGTAATGCTATTGCTGAAGTGTTTTTACAAAAGGGTCTATTGGCAACTTATTCTTTAGGGAATAAATCAAGAGAAGATAGTGAGATGTTTATTAAGGACACAACATTGTTACTTAATGAAAATATCCCTGACCATGATAATTTACGAGAATTTGACAAATATTTAAATGATCTTAAAAAATTTATTATCACTAACTTTAGTTCTGACTTTATGCCTAACACAAGTCGGTTAGTAAAACTTTTACAACAATTTAATAAGACGATTGATAATCAAAAATATGCAGGTTTAGGTGAATTGTTTAAGTATGATAAATGGGAACTACCTAAAGGCACTAATATTGCACAAAGTGGTATTATTTATGATGATGACTTTAAACGAGAATGGTATGATACATTTCCCAATGAAACACCTTTAGCCTGTAAGTCTTTTGTTATGCCAATACATAAAGGACAAAGGGTCTTTGGAGATTATCGACACATAATGAAACTGATAAAGATGGGCTTACCTGTTAAACACACAATAGAGGAAAAGGATATACAATTTGAAGAAAGTCGCACCTACTAAGGAACAACTACATAATCCTGATAATGTTTTTGTTTTAGAAGAAACAATTAAAGCTGGAATAAAACGACTACGAAATCGTGGCTCTACTATTTACGATAGATATTATGCTAGAAACCAAATTAATATAGATATGCACAATGCAGCAACCTTGTATTATACCCATTATTTTTTAGGACATGAACGCACAACAACGATAGTTAAATATGGTGAACGATTAGGTGAGGGGTCAGTACCAACATTAACAAGCAACGAGTATCAGGAACATCATAGACAAATTTATGAAAAAGCAAGGGAACACATAAAGGCATTTAATCCAAAACTTGCAACATTTATTGATGATGTCATATTGTATGATGTTGATTTAAGATCAGCTGCTAAAAAAATACGACACCAACCTGAAAATGGTTATTCACTTTTTTGCATTACACTTGAAAGTTTAGTGGATTTCTTTTTATACGATACTAAGGATTAATGTAGAGTATCATGTAACAAAACAATGATACTCCTACACTAGCTAATATTAGACCCAACAATATTTCATAAAGAAAGTTTTTCATTATTTACCCCAATTATCATGTGAGTCAGATTTCTTTGGTGTTAAAAGATAAAAACTACCGCAAGAGTTATAAACTTCATAACCATAAAAGTGACCATCTTGCACTGGTTCAAAATAATCTCTTGAATCACCAACAAACCATGCGTCTTTAATACCTAGATTATATTGATAATTATGATTATCTTTACTAAGTCTTTCAGCTCTTTTAATTGATTGGTCGTGGTAATTTTCAACACCATCTGTGTAACCACTAAACTCAGTTCTTTTTTTAATAAAAATCTCATTGTTGTTAATAAAACTTTTAATTGTTGATCTTGTTATCTTTGTCATTGTTATCTCCATTTCTTACACTATTAATATTGCATTTATGACAAATAATGTCAATAGGAATTAATACAATTAAATACATTTTTTTGACATAATTAAATAAATCGTGATACATATTAAACAATGACTTAGTTATTTTATTAATTGGAATAG